TGTTATGGAAACTTTCAAAGGTTATTCTGATTTAACGGTTGACCATATAGACATGAACAAGTTAAATAATGATATTTCTAATTTAGAATATGTTACACGCTCTGAAAACAGTCGTAGAATGAATGAAAAAACTGGAGGAACTATTTCCGATAAATTTAGAAAGAATGGCATAAAAGCACGCTCTAAATCAGTAGTTTATGACGGTAAAGTATTTAATTCAGGCACAGAACTGTGTAGGAAATTAGGGGTGGAACGACACGCTGCAAGTTTAGCTATACGACAAAATACTAGATTAAAAGGTCATTATGTTCAATTTGGGAACGAGGTAAGTAATGGAATTTGATTCTTATATAGATTGGTACAACAATTTACTTACAATGCCTCTAAATGACGTTATTTTAGGCGTTAAGGACACGATAGAAGACAAGACGGTATATTTATCACTTAGTGACTCAAAGGTGCTTAAAATGGATAATACGAGCTTTGTCATGGGTTACTATTATCAAGTTGTTTTATCTGTTAAAGATGTTGACGATGAACTTGTAGGACTAGTCGGAGATGTTTTGCAAAACGGTTGGAATATGACAAACTGGTCAGAGAATAGCCATTTGTACAATTATACTGGTACTGTTTATTTGCCTTGTGGTGCAGGTGGTCAAGCATGGCAATGAATTTACTTAATACATCAAGCATAGCTAAAGAAATGCAAACTAAAGTAACAGAACGCATGGGCGATTGGTTTGAAGCAGAGTTTAAGGCTAAGGCAAATGCTGCAAGCCGAAGAACTAGATTAATCAGAAGTCATGGTCATACCTATACTTATGCAAGATATCAAAATACTGGGCAATTGTCAGGAAACTTAAAGCAAGTTAAAAAAGGCGATAAAGTAGTAGTAAACGCAGGGACTAGAGCTAATTATACTAGTGGTTATCATGGTATGTATTTCTTGGTTGAAAAAAAAGGTATGGAAGACGTTAAAACAACATTGAAAAAAGGCGCTAATTATGCCAATTCAATGAAATTATAGAAAAGAGAAAAAATGAAATTAGATTATAATTCACGTGAGATTTTCTTTGGTAATGAAGCTCTAATCGTAGCTGATATGGCCCAGGGAAGTAACGGAAAACCAGAGTTCACTAACCATAAAATTGTAACTGGTTTAGTATCAGTTGGTTCAATGGAAGACCAATCGGAAACTAACAGCTATCCAGCTGATGATGTACCAGACCATGGAGTGAAAAAAGGCGCTACATTACTTCAAGGCGAAATGGTATTCATTCAAACAGACCAAGCGCTTAAAGAAGACATTTTAGGTCAACAAAGAACAGCAAATGGCTTGGGTTGGTCTCCTACTGGTAATTGGAAACCGAAATGCGTTCAGTATCTTATTAAAGGGCGCAAACGTGATAAAGTTACAGGAGAGTTTATTGACGGTTACCGTGTAGTCGTTTATCCAAATTTGAGACCAACAGCAGAAGCTACAAAAGAATCAGAAACAGATTCAGTAGACGGTGTAGACCCTATCCAATGGACTTTGGCAGTACAAGCGACTGAATCAGATATTTATCTAAATGGAGATAAAAAAGTTCCTGCTATTGAATATGAAATTTGGGGAGAACAAGCTAAAGACTTTGCTAAGAAAATGGAAAGCGGACTGTTCATTATGCAACCTGATACTCAACTAGCTGGTGGCGTTACATTAGTTGCTCCAGTTCTTGCAAACGTTCAAACTAAAACTAAAGGGCATAATGACGGAACAATTGTCTTGCCAGCTACTTTGAAAGATTCTAAAGGTCACGATGTAAAAGTAACTGCGACAATTAGAGATGTGCATGGAAATGTTGCAACAAATAACGAACTTGCTCCTAACGTTTATATCGCTAACTTCTCCGCCGAGGGCTATCCAGATGTTTCGGCCGGTGTCGCTGTGACTGATAAACCCTAGCGAGCCCGACGGGGCTAACCACGTAGCCTTTTCATATAGTGCAAACGGCACTGATAGATTCACGACTGTTTATCCTAACTTGAATTTGTTAGAAGGAAGTAAAAAATACACTAAAGATAATCCTAAAATAGTATCTTCTAGCGATCCTGATAATGGGGTTTATATGGTTGATGTTTCTGCAAAAAACTTAAAAGCAGGAACATACACCATGAGTGGTAAAGCTGACGCACCTTGGACTATTCATTCAACAAATGATGCCAATAGAAAAGGTAAAGTTGGGCTATGGTTAATGTCAACAAAACCTGAAATGAATGTGAATATATCTTTAGGTGACACAGTTCCTAAAACAATCGAAATTCCAAAAGACGGAGATTATAACGTTAGGGTTAATACCTACTCAAATGGAACGGATGTGGTAACTCATAGCTTTTGGGATTTTAAACTAGAACCAGGTTCAACTGCAACTCCATACATGCCTTCGTTTAGTGAAGCAACAGCCGAAGATTATCCAAGCTACATTGGAACATATACTGATAATAACTCCAACGAGCAAAGCACAGACCCAGCAAGATATAGCTGGAAAAAAATAGAATAAGTAAAGGAATATATAAATGGCGAAACAATTGAGCACAGCACGTAAATTTAAAATGATTACAGGGAAAGACCTTTTCCAGCAACAAAAAGCAATGGATACAGAGCTTAAAAAAGAAGACGGAGAAATTACTGACCTAATGGAGTTCGTTCAATATGGACTATACTTGGCTCTTTTTCAAGATAACATTGTAAAAGCTAAAAGTGACTTCTCTGACTTCCGTTCTAACTTTGAGTTCGATACTGCCGGTAAAGGACTTAAAGAACTGGTCGAACTGTGGCAGAAAGAAATTTAATGAGCTGAGAGGGCTGTGAATGATTTTAAAACATGCAATTAGATACTTAGAACTAACTGGTTCGGACTTTATTACAGATTTGAAAGACTTTGCAGACCTACAAAATTCTTTTGTCGCTGGATATATTCCTGATGACTTTACAGAGCAAATGGAGAGCTTTACAGACAAGTTATTGATACTTTGGGTAGATTGTAACGGAGGACTGCAAAACGCATTAGACGACAAAACAGAGCTTCCTACAACTAACGAGTTAATTAATATCTTCTGTAAAACTGTTTTTATTAAAGAAAAAGAGGAAACGGAAGACGATATGGTCTTCTTTTCTTCTAGTTCATTGATTAAGAAAAAGAAAGATACTGTAAAGGAAAATAAAACCTTAGAACTTTTAACTATTTTAGGCAATAATGAGATTGATATAACACAGTTCATGGAAATGGAATTAGAACTTGTTTATAAAATAATTGAACTTATTGCAGAGAAGAAGAAAGAGGAAAAAGAAAAAGAGAAAAGGCGTAAAAGAAAGGGTATGTAATGGCAAGTAATGCAACGTTTGAGGTCGAGATATACGGTAATACCACAAAGTTCGAGAACTCACTTAAAGGCGTTAATACCGCAATGTCAGGGCTTAGAGGAGAAGCTAAAAACTTAAGAGACGCTCTAAAACTTGACCCAACAAATACCGGTAAAATGGCGCAATTGCAGAAGAACTTACAAGCGCAGTTGAGCTTATCACGTGACAAAGCAACAAAATTAAAAGAAGAACTTTCTACGGTTGACAAAGGTACGTCAGCAGGTCAAAAGAAATGGTTACAGCTTACTAGAGACCTAGGTACAGCAGAAACACAAGCTAATAGGCTAGAGAGCGAAATTAGGCAAGTCGAGGGTGCTATTAGTTCAGGCTCTTGGAACATTGAAGCTAAAATGGATACTAAGGGTGTAAATAGCGGAATTGACGGTATGAAGTCACGCTTTAGCAGTCTTAGAGAGATTGCGGTAGGTGTATTCAGGCAAATCGGTTCAAGTGCTGTTAGTGCTGTCGGTAATGGATTAAAAGGCTGGGTATCTGACGCAATGGATACTCAAAAAGCCATGATTTCATTGCAAAATACAATGAAGTTCAAAGGCAATGGACAAGACTTTGACTATGTAAGCAAATCTATGCAGAATCTTGCTAAAGATACAAATGCAAATACCGAAGATACTTTAAAACTTTCAACAACGTTCATTGGTTTAGGCGATACTGCTAAGTCGGCTGTTAGTAAAACAGAAGCATTAGTAAAAGCTAACCAAGCGTTTGGCGGAACTGGAGAAAATCTTAAAGGTGTCGTTCAGGCTTATGGTCAGATGTCGGCAGCCGGCAAGGTTACTGCTGAAAATATTGGACAATTAACTGATAATAACACAGCTCTTGGTTCTTCTTTAAAAGACACTATTATGAAAATGAACCCCTCATTACAGCAATACGGTTCTTTTAATGACGCTGTTTCAGAAGGTGCTGTTTCGATGGGTATGCTCGACAAGGCTATGGAAAAAATGGCTAAAGGTTCGGGCGGTGGAATCAAAACTATTGGGGACGCGTGGGATAGCTTCAATGAAACAATGTCAATTGCTTTAGTGCCTACTTTGAACGCTTTAACACCTATCATTAGTGGCTTAATAGACCAGATGTCTGACTGGGGCGAAAGTGCTGGTAAAGCTGTATCAAGTGTGATTAAGTATTTTCAAGACTTATTTCAAAAAATGCAAGAAAGCGGAACTACCTTAGCGTTTTTAGAGGCTTGGGATAGCATAAAAAGTATATTTGGTTCTTTAGTTTCTATTATAGCGAATGTTATCGAGTCATTTCTTGGAGTAAATACAGAAACAACAAAAAACGCAACAAGTGTAGAAAACGTAGCGAAGAGTATAGCTATATTAGCTGGCAAATTGTCAGAAGTTACGAAAAAAATAGCTGATTTTTTGAAAAAAGTTAGTGAGAGTAAAGGAGCAATTGATACTTTAAAATCGTCTTTAGTAGCCTTAACAGCAGGTTTTGTAGCTTTTAAAATCGGTTCTGGAATAGTTACTGCTATTGGTATTTTCAAAAAGTTACAGACAGTAATTCAAGCAGGAACAGGTGTAATGGCAGCCTTCAATGCTGTTGTTGCCGTTAATCCTTATGTGTTGATTGCAGCGGCAATTGCGGCGGTTATTGCTGGTTTGGTTTACTTCTTCACTCAAACCGAAACAGGTAAAAAGGCTTGGGCTAGTTTCGTAGACTTCTTAAAGAGTGCATGGGACGGAATAGTTTCATTCTTTAGCGGTATTGGCCAATGGTTCGCTGATATATGGAACGGAGCAGTTGACGGAGCTAAAGGCATTTGGCAAGGCTTAGTTGATTGGTTCAGCGGAATTGTGCAAGGTATTCAAAACATTTGGAACGGAATAACAACATTCTTCACTACCTTATGGACAACTGTTATTACCGGAATCCAAACAGCATGGGCTGGAGTTACAGGGTTCTTCACAGGACTGTGGAATGGAATAGTGAATATCGTTACAACTGTATTTACAACTATTGCTTCTTTAGTGACAGGTGCTTATAACTGGTTCGTTACAACTTTCCAACCTTTAATTAGTTTTTATAAATCTATATTTGGTTTAATTGGTTCGATAATCAACTTAGCTTTTCAACTTATCTTGGCTGTAATTCGTGGTGCTTATAAATTAGTTCTTAACGCATGGCAAGGCCTGTCAGCTTGGTTTGGTGGAATATTTAATGCTGTTAGTTCAGTAGTTTCAACAGTATTTAGTGCCATTGGTAGCTTTGCTGTTTCAGCTTGGGATGTAGTTAGGTCAGTATGGAGTGCTATTTCAGGTTTCTTCAGTGGTATATTTAATGTTGTAAAGGGAGTTGTATCTAGTGCTTTCAGCGCAATCGGAAGTTTTGCTTCTAGTGCTTGGGGAGTAGTTCGCTCAATATGGAGTGTAGTTTCAGGTTTCTTTAGTGGAATATTCAATTCGGTTCGTAGTGTAGTTAGTGGAGTGTTCAGCGCCTTTGGTGGATTTGCTTCAAGTGCTTGGGGAGCAATTTCAGGTGTATTTAGCGGAGTCGGTAGCTTCTTTAGTGGAGTATTTAACGGTGCAATGAGTGCTGTTAGTGGAGTGTTCAGTGCTTTCGGTGGGTTCGCTTCTAATGCTTACAATGCAATAACAGGAGTATTCAGCGGGCTTGGTAGTTTCTTTAGAGGACTATTCGGAGGAATCAGTAGCACGATAGACAGCGTTCTAGGAGGTGTAACAAGCACTATTGGCAATATATCAGGAGCTATTAATGGTATCGCTGGTAAACTTGGCGGACTGTTCAAAGGTTCAATGGTAGTAGGTTTAACAGATGTTAATTTATCTTCTAGCGGTTACGGTTTAAGCACTAACAGCGTATCAAGCGACAATAGAACATATAACACGTTCAACGTACAAGGCGGTGCTGGTCAAGATGTTTCTAACTTAGCACGTGCAATCAGACGAGAGTTTGACTTAGGGAGGGCTTAATGGTAAGACAGTACAAAATACATACCAACTTAGACGGAACAGATGACAAAGTTTGGGATGTCACAAATGGAAAAGTTAGGTTTTATCAGCCCTCTAATTTAGGGTTACAATCAACTAATAATATTTGGCAAAGTAACGGTGTCGGAGTAATGGGAACTCGCTCGATCACTCAACCTCAAATAGAGTTTAAGTTAGAAACGTTTGGCGAAAGTTTAGAAGAAAACTATCAATTAATGAAAGACTTCGTAAATGATATTCTTAGCAAAAAATTCGTTACACTTGAATATCAAACAGAGATTTTTCAAGTTTATGCTGATTTAGCTTTAGCAGATGTTACAAAGACAGAGGGTTATGGCAAGAATGGGGCTTTTAGTGAAAAGATAACTTTTGATATAATCACAAAGTGGTATACTTACGAAAATTTAACTTTTGATAAAATTCAAAATGGTAAAGTTATTGCTGGTAAGTCTAAAATTTATGGTGGATATAAAGGGAGCGAAACAGCTTTACAA